GATGAAGACGAAGATGAAAATTGAAATCATGAAGGACGTACCCATTCCGCCGAAGCGCCAGCGTGGCAGACCGCCGGGCAGCAAGTATCCGTTTGACAGGCTGGAGGTTGGCGAAAGTTTCTATGTCTCTGGCGCCAAGGTGAAACCCGCCTCAATGGCGTCCATTACATCCCGGCAAAACCGGATGCTGGTGCCGAAGAAGTTTACCACCAGGGCAACACCTAAAGGCACAACCGTTTGGAGGGTGGAGTAATGAGCGACATTGTGGAACGGCTGCGCGTGTGGCCCCTCAGAAGAGGTTATTCTGAGGGTTCTATTCGGAGAATCATGAGGGATGCCGCCGACGAAATCGAAAAGCTGCGGGCGGAACGGCGCGCGATGCAGGGGGCGTTGCTTGCAATTAAAGCGCACACACAAGATGCGCATCCAATGTCATATATGGATGAATTATGCAGAATTGCCCGCGCGGCGCTGGGAGAAAAGGAATGAATGACATCGTGGAACGGCTGCAGAACACGCCAAACTGGACGCGTGAAGAATCCGGAGCGTGGGGATTCACAACGCATGTTTGCGACCGCGCACCTTTTGAAGCCGCAGACGAAATCGAAAAGCTGCGGGCGGCGCTGAAAACCGCCCGGCGCGATGCGCTGGAAGAAGCGGCGTCACTGGTTGATGATGTGCATCAATGGGACGGTAGAGATGAGTATTGCGAAAGCTGTAAAGGCGGCGCGCTTTACCCTGACGCGCGGGATGTAGCCGCCGCCATCCGCGCGCTTTCCGACACGCCGCCCGACCTGGTGCTGGTGCCGCGTGAGCCGACACCCGCGATGATAAAAGCCTGCCTGCAAGCCGCCTTGGACTTCATGGCAGAAACCAAGACAACCGAGGTCCATCCAGGGCAGACCTATCCAAGTCCAAGCGAGAACGCCCGGCGATGTTGGCGCGCGATGGTGAAGGCGGTAGGGAAAGGGGAAGGCGATGAGTGACCGCGCGGCGCTGGGAGAAAAGGAATGACCAAACCCCGCGCCCCCTTACGCTACGGACCTGGCCGCGCCATTCATCCAGAAGTGAGAAGGGCGCGGGAGAAGTATATTGGTGAAGCCTTGCAACGCGGCGAAACCTTCCACCAGATCGCCGCGCATTTTGTGGTGGATACCGAGACAGTGAAGCGATGGTGGAATAAAACACACCATTCAACCAAGTATGAAAACGTCTTCGATAAAGAGCGAAAGTGCCTATCATGCGGCGAAATGTTTTGGAGCGAAGGGCCACACAACAGGCGGTGCATCAGATGCAAAAGCCACCGGCCAGCGGATACGCCTTATGAACCCGGCGGATATGGTAGCCCTGGCAGACAAAAAGAACCCCGGCGCTAGGCCGGGGTTTGAGTTTATCGCAAGAGGAAACTACCCTGCCGGGGGGAGATACCCGGCAAGCACAATATAATTACTTCTTGCGCGATTTACCAGCCTCAGAAAGAGCAATGGCGAGAGCCTGCTTTTCGGACTTCACCACCGGGCCTTTCTTGGACCCAGAGTGCAATTTGCCGGCCTTGTATTCTCTATATACTTTTGCTATTTTCTTGTCTGCCTTAGAAGGAAGTTTTGCCATGAATGATACTCCAGAAATTTGGAAGCCTATTATAGGGTATGAAGGTTTTTATGAGATTAGCAATAAGGGGCGTGTCGCGTCCATAAAAAATGGCGAAAGGTTTGTCCGTAAAGCAAATAAAGCAACTCATTATTTGACAGTATCACTAAAGAAAAGACCGTGTGATCTTTATCAAAAATCCCCAACAATTCATTCTTTGGTTGCCTCTGCTTTTCTTGGCATTAGACCGAATGGATACATTATTAGGCACATAGATGGTAATAGGTACAATAATTTTGTAACTAACTTATGTTACGGCACAAAAGAAGATAACTATAATGATTCCGTAAAACACGGTACCCATGCTGGGGGTAATAATGGACGCGCTGTTTTGAATGAAACATCAGTTAAAGCCATAAAGATGCTTCTTGCGTTAGGAGTTGGTGTTAATGATATATCAAATCAACTAGGCGTAACTAAACCAACTTTATATGCCATAAAAAACAACAGAAATTGGAAGGGCGTTTCATAACTTCCTTCCAAGCATTTTAATGGCTTCAGCTTCCACTTCATCGACACGGCGAAGCCATCCCTTACCGAAGGTGATATACGCGCCAAGGCTTTTGTAAAAAACCCGGCGTGCTTCTGAATACTGCTTAATCAGAGATAATGGGTTCTGTTTCGCCACTGCCGCCAAAGTTTGCGGCCCAATTCCTCCATCTGGCGTACTGCCCACAATTTCCTGCAAAAGTTTGACAGCGCGACCAGGGCCTGAGTTAACGGCCATATCAAACACAACCAGATCAACGCCAGTAGGTAGCTGATCACAAGCAGCGCGGTTCCAGTAAAGGCTACGGTAAATTTGCTCCAGTTGCTCAGCGGATATTGCCTTCAGTTCATCTTTGGTTGCGTCGCGGCCAATGAATTTTGAATAGGTGTTCAGCGTCACACCCTTCATGGTTGCCCCGCCGGGGTCTTTCGGGTGGTCAGCCCAACCACCTTCATGGTGAAGGATTGTCTTTAGGGCGTGTGGGAATGCTTCTTTCATTTCCGTGCCATCCTATTCATCGCTTCGGTCTTTTCTTTACTGCCAGCAGAAGACCCAAAATAATAAGCCACCACACCACCCCAGGCAGTCCCCAGGGTGCCAAGCATCACCAACATAGCCTCAGACCCGCCATGTGTGGGAAGCCCATTCTTCAGCATAAAAAACAAGGCGCCAAAGTATCCGGTGGTTATCAAACCCGCTAGGATACGGGGCGTCCAATCCTTGGTGGCGATTTCACGATTTCGCGCGCTATCCCGGTCAGCATTGGCAATGCGTTCCAAATCAATGTCTAGTTCCCGCATCTTAACGGCGAACTCTTGTTCAGCCTGCTTCAGCGCCAGAAGTTGTTCTGGCGTGGCTTTGGAGGCAGCTTGTACAAGTTCGTCTTCGGTGCCATCCGGCTTACCTAATAAAGCCTCAGAAATGGCGCGCGTGGCCATACCAGCCAGCGGTCCGCCAACAGCGGTGGCGATACTCGGGGCAACCGTGCGAACAAGGTTAAGGAGTTGGTCCACACTATTTCTCCAGCATAAAGGTTAGGTTTTGATGCCGTGGGTAGGTTACAGTTCTTTCACCTTCAGGGCATTTATATTTAATGGTGGCAAGCAATGTTGCCCTACCAGCCGCTATCGTTTCTTTATCGGATATGTCCAATAAATAGGTGAATGTATCAACCTCTGCCCCTGCTGGCCCCGTAAATCGCGTCATGCTCGGTGTGGCGGCGTGTATAACACTGGCGCTATCTCTCACCGTCACATCAAAGCCTTCCACGGAACAATCATCCCGCTGTTTAGTGCGCGCCACAGTTACTGTAACAGGCTGCCCAATCTTAGCAGGCTCAATTTTAAAGTGTTCTGGCGCCCAAACGATGATTTCATTCTTAAACCAGCCAAACTTTTCTCCAGCCGAATAACCCCCAACCGCCAAAGCAAAAGCGGCGGTTGCAAATTGCACAAGCGGGGTGATTTTAGGCAACTCCATTATTCATCTTCCGTTTCTTCAGGCTTGATCCACAGATCACTGTAAGCCGCGTCAGATAGGCCGCGCAACACCGCATTGTCTCATACGGCAAGCCATTGGCTTTGGCGGCAACCATAACAGAGCCATGCTCCGCTACCGCCTCATAAGCCGCCTTGATGGCGGCATAATCAGTTTTAGCTGCCATAATGGTCCTTATTGCAATAAGCCGCGCATCCGCTGCATGGCGTTCTGGGCCAAGGCGCTACGCATGGCTTCTTCGCTTAGTTCTTCGGCCTGGGGCGCTGCTTGGATAGCCCCTAGTGCTGCCCCACGGGCTGGCGTGGTGCCGAGTAAGCCTTGGGAAATGTTGGTGGCGGTTGGGCCAGCAACACCCATCCTAGTCGTTCCCGGAAGACCATAATAGGCTGATTGAAGAACCTTTGGGATTACTTGAGAGGCAACAAGTCCACCCAAGGCAGATGCAGCGCCTTCCCCAAGTGACGCGCCACCAGCGGCACCAAGACCCCCAAGCTGAAGCGCGCTAATCATCTGCGCGCGGGAAGCGGTCTGACTATTCGCTAATGGCGAAGTAAGGAGTGAACCGGCGCGGGCGAGTGGCGCCAGATCAGGGCGTTCTGCCGCCATCGCTCTGGCACCTTGGCTTTGGAGTAGGGCACCCCGCAAGGCAGTCGGCGCAATATCTTCAGCGCCAGTGGCGCGCATTGCGCCAGTACCCATCGCATTTTCAACAGCAACCAAATTGGCGTATTGAAGCCGCGCCTCATTGAGTTTCGTTAAATCATCGGGGTTTTTTACGCCAGCCGAAAGAGCATCACGCATAGCCCCACGCAATTCACTGAGATGATATTTTAAATCACCATCTTGCGCGCGGCGGATTTGGTTCCCAATGGCGCTATCTAACTCTCTCCAGGCTGAACCAGGGATAACACCATTTTGGGATTTATTTAGAAGTTCACTGATGCGGCTCCGAATAACCTTGGCGACATCTTCTGTTGCATTTTTGCGCGCGTCATCCTCAATGTCCATAAGGCGCGCAAAACCACCTTGGTTTAGATCGGCAACATTCCTGTTTGCAATATCGCCAATTGTTTGCCCCAACCTTCTTTCTTGCTGGAGCAAAACATCAGCACTAGCCTTTGTTTCGCCAGTAATGCCAGCGCGCCGCAAAACAGCAGCATTGAAGGCGTTTTGAATTTCGCGGTTAATATCCTGTTCCCGCCCCGTGGTGCTGAAAATATCTCCGAAACCCTGCTCAATGCGTGTACGCATCGGGCTTCCGGTTAGTTGAGAGGGCCTTACGGGGATGCCTTCCTGCATCAAGGTTTCAACGCGGCGAGCAATACCCGGATCAGGCGTAATATCCGCCGCCGTCAACGGTGCAACCGCTGTACGGGCGACCCCGCGTTGTAGCGCTCCGGCACCAGCACCCCCAGCGATTTCACCAACCAATCTGGCGCCAGATTGCGCCAATTCACCACCTTCAAGGCGACGTATTCCCTGTGCCGCTGCTTCGCCTGTCGCCCCACCAGCAGCGCCAGTCAGCATACCACTAGCCAATGCGCCTAAGCCTGCTGGCGCCATCGCGACACCAGTGCCTGCACCCCGCGCAGCAGAAAGGATATACGGCTCGGCAGTAGAACGCGGCGGCGGCGGCTGTTCTGGATTGACGCCAGTGAGTTGCTGAATGGCTGGTGGCGCTTCTTCGCGAACACGGCGGCTGACAAGACCGCCAGTGAAGTCAGGAATGCTTTGCACCAATCCCTGCAAAAACGAAGCCCCAGCCCGCGCTGGCAAAGAAGCTTCCTGCGCTGTCAACATATCACTAGCGCGCCGCATCGCCACATCACGCGGAGTATCCGCCGGAATAGGCCCCATGAAAGACCCGTCCGGCATTTGGATGTAATATGGTTCGGCCATTTACTTTACTCCGATCAGCGTGAACGGGGCGGTTGGAACGGGATAATAGTAGAACCCGGCGGCGGGGCAGTGGGAGCGCCAGGCTGGGTTCTGACCACGGAACTCGCAGCCAATTCGCGGGCGCGGCGGAGTTCTTCCTGCCAATCAATCGGGCGATAGATTGCCCTGACTTCTTCAGGAATGTTGGCCCTACCTTGCAACGGACCAACAATATCATTGTATTCTTTGACCGCCCGTTCAGCCAAATCAGCATTCAAGCGCGCAATACGGCGGATCGTTTGCTCGTTGAACGTGATGTTGCCAGCAGACGCCTCACGCAAGAACGTAATATCACGGTCAGACGTTGGCCCTTTGAGTAACTGCGAAGCCGAAAGCGCCTGACCAGCCAATTCAGCGCCAAGCATTTGCGTATTAGCGGCAGCATCAGGCGGGATAATACCAGCCGTAGTAAGCGCATTCGCAAGTGAACTGAAGAAATTGGCGCCAGTGCCAGTGATTGCGCCACTATTCAGCAACTGGTTCACTCGTTCAGCCCGAAGCGCCAAGGTTGGAGCAATTCGTGCCGCTTGGCGGGCTTCCGTCAAATCCTTAACGGCTTGCTGGCCAAGTTCGCCCGTAAATGTGCGCTCAGTATTCACATTCACATTTGTCCCACTGCCGCGCAGCCGGGCATTCAACAATTCTAGTTCTTCATTCTGCTGCGGTGTGCGCTGATCAGCCGGAATTGCGGCTAACCTACGGCGCTCCTCAAAGAAGCGTTCAGTTTCGCCGGGCCGCTGTGGCGCTGTCACCAAAGGCCGCAATGTGATTGGATCGTAAGCAGTACCTTCAATCACAATCGGCGCCGGAGCCGGGCGCATCATGGCCTGAATAATCGCTTGGTTCGCTTGCCGCGCCGGGAGCAAAGAAGTGTACATATTAAATTCTTGCTCACTAATCATCGGGCGGCGTTGCGAAGGAATGTTTACACCAGGAACCGCCGCAGCCCCAGGCTGGGCAGGGGCTTGTTGCCCGCCATAAGACTGCACAAAAGAACCAACAATGTCGCCAGCGGTGCGGCCTGCGAAATTAGGATTGGCGCGCAAAACAGCCGGTGAAAGCACTTGCTCAATTGGCGTTTCAGGGGCCGCTTGTGCAATCCTGACCGCGCCACCACCACCAAAGACATGGGCTAGACCAAGCGAAGCATCACTTACTGGAATACCAGCATTCTGCAACACTTCTGCATTGCGGCTTGCGTTCCATTGAGTGGCAAGGCGACTAATTTCTGGATTAGTCCGCTCACCCAAAATTTGCTCGCGCGACATACCCTGGAAGATGTTCGGATTGGCGTTAGCAAATTCCATGAATGTAGATTCAAGAAACTGGTTCGGGCCAAGCGCAGAACTACGCGGCCTGCCATCTGGCCCAACCGGACGAGCATCAGCCCGCCCCCCACTCTCAAGCCTTGTATTGATCGCAAGACCACCAGGCGTAAAGCCAGCCTGACCGCCACCGGCAAGGACTGTTTGCGCCGGTGTCAGACTGATCGGGGCAGCGGGTGTAGCTGCGCCCTGCTGACCGCCACCAAACAACTGCTGACGGATTTGCTGGTTTGCTTGGCGGAACCGTTCATTCTCAGACTGTTCACCAACCATCTGCGCCAATGGCGCCATTGAAGCCAGGCTCTGACCTTGCCTGCCACCAAGCGATGCAAAGGCGTCAGACAAAGCGGCGAAGCCAAGGATATTCCGCTGCTCTGGCGACAATCCACCCATGCCGCCCTGCGTCTGGCGCGGCGGCAATGGCGGTCCAATATCAAACGGCTGCATCTGTTCGCCGCCTTCGTAATACTCAGATGGGATGCCCCCACCACCACCGAATAAGCGCGAAAGAAGTCCGCTCATAATCTCACCTTCCAAGCAAAGACGGCACCCGAATCGCCACAGGGCGGGGCAGATTCATCGCCATTGGTGAACGTGTTTGGGGCGCCTGGGGCGCAGGCATTGGCAACAAGCCGGGGACTTGGGCAAACTGTGGTTGCTGTGGCTGCTGCATAGCAGGCATCAAATCAGCAGGATTACCGCGCCCGGATTGCACATCGAACGCCTTCATAAGACTGCGCGCCGCATTGCTTTGGTTTCCACCAGCAGAAGCAAGCATATCTGCCAGCGTGGCATAGCCAAGATACTGGCGTTGCTCTGGCGTGAACCGAGAGAATGGATCAGGGCGCGGCGCCTGTGGCGGGTTAGTAGCCGCACCAGCCGCCATGCCTTCCGCGTAGTATTCTGGCCCAGCCGGGGGCATGGCGGGGTTACCACCAAACCCAAGTAAGCCACCGAGATAACTAAGCGCCTGTCCGAACATTTCAGCGCCCTCCAAACTTCTTGGCGATACGCCCATCCATGAAGCGGCGGATCATCGCTTTCAGGGTGTCCCTACCTTCAAGCCATTCGGCAAAAGCGGCGCCGTGGCGGATATAAAGGCGCACCAGCCACTTGGGCGCATCTTCCAGAAGCCAAGCCCGGAACATCAGCCAGCGCGGGTTTTCCACGCCATAAACGGCGCGGGCGACCCAACACAGTAACGCATAAGCGGTTGCGCCCTGCGCCGCTGTCCCGCCAATCCGGCTAATAACATCCATCGGCCCCAGCGTCTGGCGCTGCGTAGTTGTCCCCGTTGTCGTGATCGGATTCGGGAAGAACCCAAGCGCCTGCTGCAAGATGCTAAGCTGTTCCAGCGGATAGCCGCGCTCTTCGGCAAACCGCTTATAGGTATCTTCAAGCCGGGCTTGTTCAAGCTGCTGCTGGGCGCCACCGGCGCCAAATAGGCCCTGGGCGCCTTGCATAAGTGCGGCCTGCTCTGCGGCGCCTAGTTGCCCAAGTTGCCCCGCCGCCGCCAGCCTCTGCGCTTCCGCCTGCTGGGCTGCGGCAATGTCGCGGGCACCAAGCCCGGCGGCAGTCTCAAACCCGGCAGATCGAAGCTGTGCCGCCGTGCGGGCTGATTGCTCCAAAGCCGCCCGGTTGGTTTCGGCTTCCGCCACCCCTTGGCGTGATCCACCAAAAGCCCGCGCCGCCACTGCCCGAGCCGCGCCTTGGTTCTGGGCTATTTGGCGGGAACGCTCAATATCCGCCAGGGTGGTGTCGATCACTTGCTGGGTGTAAGGGTTCTGATAGCCCTCCATTGCTTGCGCCACCGTTTGGGGCTGATAAGCCCCCGCCCGGCGGGCTAATTCCTGGGCCTGGGCAATAGTTGGCTGCGCTGCGGTGGCGGCTTGGCCAAACTGCGTGAAAGCCTGTTGCTGCTGTGGCGTAAAGCCAGCCACCAGTTCGCCTGTATAGGCTTGGTAAGGCCGATTAGCCGCCGCTTCTGCCCGGCTATAAACATCCAAGGCACGGGCCTTGAACTCAGGGTCCGTTTGCTGAGTCTGGGTCTGGGATGTGGTCTGCTTTCCGCCGCCCTTACTCATGGCGTGATCTCCTTGGAAACTGTGGTCATTATACCTGTAAATCCTTGTGCTTTCAAAGCACGAACCCACCCAGGGCGCCCAGTGCCGGTCAGTTTAGTACACCCAAAAGACCGCCCATAAACAACCAATGATGGGATCATATCGACTATTTGCTCCAACCGCCCGCCAACCAACCAAGCATGAAGCACAGAAAACTTCTGATATTCGATAATCTCAGTGACGATGGCGGCTTCCGGCGCGGGCCAGAAGGTGAACCGCCCCTCTTTTACACCAGCCTTAACGTCCGCCAGATCGTGCGTATTCCCGGCGTAATCCAAGGCATCTTGGAGCCAGCCGGAACACCGCTCAAATTCAGCATCTAATGGCGTCATAGGGACGAAGCCGAAATCACCCCGGAATTGGAAACCTCGATGCTCCATCGAGTTCCATTCGGGGACTGAAGGATCAGCCGACCAGGGGACACTTCGACATCGCGGTTCCGCTTGTGGTTTTCCGCATCGGCGCGCTCAATCAAAGACCGCACCGTCTGATCGTCAATCTGAGAATATATTGGGCGAGCCTGGGGCAATCTCAACGGCGTGACCCCGGTTGCGCGTTAAGCCGGAAGTTACCAACCCGCCAATCGCCTAACTCTACTGCCTCCACCCGGAAGGAAACCTGGCGGGCGGAGAACCGGACATCGGTGTACTGGGACGAAATGGTGTAAGGCCCATATGTGGTTTCTGTCCCTTCCGGGGCAAACCGGGTCTTGAACTCCACACTCACGCTACCCTGGCTGCGCTCGTCAGGGACAACCTGTTTGGCGACCATAATCTGATCGCCATTCCCCAACTCAATCGGCCCGGCTTCAGCGTAGAGAGTGGCGCCGTCATAGTTATAGCCCACTTCATGGTCATAGAAATAACCAGACGGATCGAACAGAACTGGGTTCTGAAATACGCCATTGGAAATACCAGTGGTGCGGGCAATACTACCGATCATCCAAGTATTTTCGTGGTAATTCCACACCACATAACTGTCGCACTCAGACGAGCCTTCAGACGGGTAATGCCACCAAACCTCTTGATAATCCACATTTACCCAAGCCGCTATCTTGGCGGTTTGGCTGTAATTAATGTTGCGAAAAATATAGTCGCTGACGGTTGAGTCTAACTTTTTTACTGTTCCATCGAACAAGTAGAAAGCGCCATCCCCCATCCAGACGGCGCCATTATCCAAGCTGACAGAAGCTTGTGGACTGATAACACCACATCCAAAGCCAATACGCTCAAAACCATAGATAAACGGCGGTCCTTGATAAACCGCTAGATGGGCATCAGTGGTTGTCAGCAACAAGGTGCCATAGCGTGTGCGCTCCCCGCAAACCAAGTTACCAGAAGTCGCCAACTCATAATCGCCCGCTTGGTTTGTCGCTGCTGGCGTCCAAGTGGTGTTATCTTCCTGATCTGACCATTGGACCTTACGGCCATTACCATCAGCGCCCAAGGCAAACAGAAACCGCTCACTGGTTACAATAATGGCGTTATTGTTAGTTGGCGCATTCGTGATAATCGCAGCCCGTGTAGAACCACCCAAATCCCACTCATAAATACTGCCTTCGTCAGACCGGCACGCCACCAAATATTCGCCCCAGTTGTCCAAGGCCCAGGTGGATGCGTCCAATACACCAGCTGCGTTTAACTGAGGACGCGGGGTGCCATAGGTGCTTGAACCATAAGTCCAAACACCATAGCCAGTAGCGTTCTGGCTATCCGTGCGCCCCACGCTGATTTCATACTTGTAAGTCGCGCTGCCTTGATTGGTTTCGGTGGTGGATGCGTTGCTGGAAGCCGTCACCGTATAGGCATTGGCGTTAGTAACGGTCACAATGTAATCGCCAGATAGGGTAATCCCGCTCGACCCAATAGCCGTACCAGAACTGAAGTTAGCGGTGTCGCCGGTTGTTAGCCCGTGGCTGGCATCCGCCACAGTAACAGTAGGCGAGCCAGAAACCGTGCTGAAGGCGTTAGACAAAGACCCCGTTTCACGGATCGGCGTGATATTCTGTGGAGCCGTATTGGCCTTCAAAGCGTACAGCTTCGCCGCGCCGCCAGCCGCAATAATCGTATCGCCGTCGTTCTCTCGCCAAGCATGAGAACCACGCATAACGCCAGTAACCTGAACGTTCACATAAGAACCGCCAGACGCATACTGGCGCTTCCGCCACCCACCCACAGGCTGCAACGTGCCTTCAAGCCAGCGCACCAGATTGGAATCGTACCACCGTCCAGCGGCTTGATATTGCGTACCCTGGCGGTAAATCCCTGGCGGTAACTTCAATGGGATGTAGGGCATTTATTACCCCCGAAGGCGTTTGATGAAAGCCTGGACGGTTTTGGTTTCCCAAATCCTGATCACCGTCCAAACTATTGAAAACGCAGCGGCAATAGCCGGAAGAATTTGCACCAATGTCCCCAGAACAGTCACGATGCTGATCGCGTCAACAATGTGTTTCGATGCTTCGCTTTGTTCTGGCGCCATCGCTAGACTCCGATAGCAGCTTTGATTTCATCTGGTGTCGCCGCCGCTTCGATCTGGTCTTGAATAGCGGCATACTTCACGCGGATAGATGCCCTGGCGGCTTCTGCTTCTGCTTCAGCAACGCCAGGAATGTGTTTAGCGATGACCTCGTCATGCGGCTTAAACTCCTCCGCACGGGCCGCACGGCGCATATCATGCGCGATGGCCTTGGCCTTGGTGATGTCAATGCGGATCATTGTTCATCCTCCACATAGGTCCAAGCGTTCCGAAACAGACGGTCTGACGGGATGTCA